TTTAATTAATAATGAAATACAAAATGCTAATTGATGTTTATATAAACATTTAAAATACCATATCAAATCAAAAATAATATCATATTTAAATTTATCCATTATAAAATATTTTATACAATAATTTATCATTTCATTTTCATTATTTATATTTTTATTCATATTATATATTAATTCATATATTTTTAATTTTTCTTTTATATTATAGTTTTTCTCTATATTAGTTAATGTTATTAAACGTAATGATTGTTCATTATTTAAATTTACATTTGTAAAATCATTTATTGATTTTATATTTTCTTTTATTTTTTCGTCTATTGATATGATTGATATTGAATCATTATAAATTAATTCAGTATTATTTTTTATTTCTGAATATACATTTTTTATTTGTAATATAATTTTATCATTATTTTTATAATAATAATTTATTAAATCATAATTATCTATATTTTTGTTTATATCATCAATATTTATTATATTATTTTCTAAAAATGTCAATATATGTGTTATATTTTTATGTTTTATATATATATATTTAAAGAAATAATTATTCAATGTTTCATTATCAATAAAAAGATTAAATGAATATATATAATATTTTATATTACTTTTATCAAAAAAAGATTGAATTTCATTATAATTAATTAAATAATCCTTGATAATTATAAATATCTCATAATTAAATTTCAAATTACTTAATAATATAGATAATAAATTTGATTTCCATTCTTTATTATTTATTATAAATAATATTCCTATATTATTATATAAATGAATAATATATTTATTATTTTTTAATATTTGAATATTTAAAAATTTTTCAAATTTTTTTATTAAATTATTTCTATCACATTGAGTACTAATTGAATCTATTCCTTTTTTCTCTTGATTATTTTCTAAATCTATAAATATATTTTCATATAATTTTAATTTTGTTGAATAAATTGGGATTTTTAATTTTTCACATTGATACATTACCCATTGATTATCTAATAAATAAAAATCTTTTGGTATTTTTTTAAAAAAATATAAATCATTCTCTAAAATTAAAGATGTATTAAATAAATATCCATATTTAGATTGAATACCATTTAATTCAAATCTATTTTGATATATACCAAATTCATTCATCGATTCAAACATTTTTTCTATTAAAAAAGGATTATACATTTGATCATCATCCATTAAAAAAATCCAATAATATTCTTTATTTTTTAATATATCAAATTTACAAAAAGGAGACTCTATTTCTGTATAATTTATTATTATATTTTCATTTTTATCATCCATTATTAATTCATTTATTTTTTCTCTATTATTAACATTTTTTGATATATTTACATATACTTTATCCACTTGATTTATTATTGATATTATAGCATCTTTACAACTTAAATTATTTATTCTTGATGTTATTGTAGATATGGATGCATATATATAAAAATATTTAGATGGTAATTTATTATGAAAAGTTTTTATAAAATCAAAACTCTCTAAATAATGATAAATGGAACAATCTTTTGTAAAAATTATTTCATTAAAATATTCATTTAATTTACAATAAAATAATTTGAAAGAATCTAAATCACAAAAAAAATAAGATTCTAATCCTTTATCATTATAATAAAAACCATTTTTTAATTTAGATTTAGAAATTATTGATAAATTATAATCTAAATCTATATCAAAATAATTAATAAATCCTATTTGTTTTATATTTCCATCTATTTTATTTATTATTATATTATTAATTATTTTAAATTTTTCATATATTTTATCATATATATAATCATTACTAAAATATTCAATATTAATTTTATTATATATTTTCTCTAAAGATGATAATAAATAATAATGTTGATAATGTGAATATATATATATTGAAATATCCATATTAAATAATTTTATAATTGAGTTATCTATATAATCATCTTTATTAACAATTAAAATAAAGGTTGTAATTTCCATTTTTCTTATATTTTTATAATGTATTTAAATTAAATATTTCATATAACTTTTTTTTTATATATTAAATATTAAAAAAAATTATAATGGAATGTTCATATATATTACCTCCTGTATTTGTAATGATACCCATAAAAAATAAAAATAATTGTATATCACCAACTTTATGTATGTCAACATCTTGTCAAACTGTTAATAACTGTCCTTTAATGAATAATTGTTTTTCTATGAATAATTGTCCTTCTATGAATAATTGTCCTTCTATGAATAATTGTCCTTCTATGAATAATTGTCCTTCTATGAATAATTGTCCTTCTATGAATAATTGTTCTTTTATGAATACTGAAAATAATCAAAATAATATGATGAATCAGAATAATATGATGAATCAAAATAATATGATGAATCAAAATAATATGATGAATCAAAATAATATAATGAATCAAAATAATATGATGAATCAAAATAATATGATGAATCAAAATAATCTAATGAATTCATATCCATATCAAATGAATTTTAATAATTCAATATTCGGAGAAATGAATAATCAAAAAATGAACTATTCAATGTTTAATGGACAAATGAATTATCAAAATAATAATGTAAATGATGAAATGAGTGGAATAGAGATAATGGATAATATGAATTGTAATTATAATATGAATTATAATAATAATATGAATTGTAATAATAATATGAATTGTAATAATAATATGAATTGTAATAATAATATGAATTGTAATAATAATATGAATTGTAATAATAATATGAATTGTAATAATATAATGTATCCAAGTTTTGCAAATATGTTTAATAATAGAAATAATTGTCCATTATCAGATACATTTTTATATTTAAATTTAACATCATCTAATTGTAATTTATATAATTTTTCAATAACTCAATATAGTGGAAATGTGATAAATTCAAATATAGTGATTGGATCAGGAAATGCAAGAATAGTATGTAAAAATAATTTAGAATTATATTTTAATGAGAATGGTAATAGTAATGTGAATGTAAATATATCTACACAATGTAATCAACAAGAGATAGATAAGGGATATATAAAATTTTTTAATTGTAATATAGATAAATTGGGTACAGGATATTTTACAGGAAATATAGGAGAAAAATATCCATATATATATAAAGTATATCCATCAACAGTATGTAATTATCCTACACGTAATTATTATTTTTAAAATAGATTAAAAGAATTAAAAAGAATAGAAATAAAATGAGAAGATATTTTCGAAGAATAGTTTCAAGTTATATAAATTATATAAAGACAATTATATTAATATACATAATTACATATATAATAATAGAGATAATAGAATATTATAAAATATATAAAAATCGAATAATATATAATATATATGAAAAAAAAATATTAAATATAGAGAAATATGATTCCATAATAATAAAAAATAATTATAATGAGAATTGTTCGATATGTATGGAAAATTTTCAAAATAAAGATTTAATAATAGAATTAAAATGTGGATGTCAAATAATATATCATAAAAGATGTATAAAGGAATGGATATTAAATAATGATAAATGTCCAATATGTCATTATGAATTATCAAAAATAATAAAGAATTATATATATTAAAAAAATGAAAATAAAAATAAATATAATAAATTAATATATTATTATATTAATTAAAGAAATATATGAATATTAAAAAATCGACAATATTATTATTTACACATGGAAAAATAATATCTGATAGATTACCGTATTATAATGTATATAATCCAAATATAATATTACAATCGAAAAATATGAGTATAGAACATATAATACCAAAAAGATTATTTAATAATAAAAAACATGCCCATGATATATTAAATTTAGTGTCTTGTGATAAATATTGTAATTCATTTAGATCAGATTATAGATATGGAGATATAGCATCTGAAGATATGATATGTATAGAATATGGATGTATAAGTAGAACACATAGGATATTTATGCCATCAAGAATGGCTGATTACGGATTATTATCAAGATCAATTATATCAATGTTACATAAATATCCATATCTGTACACAAAATTGGATCAAATAGTTCAATATCCATATTTATTAGATAAATGGAGTAATTATCCAATATCTGAATATGAAAATAAAAGAAATGAATTATATATAATAATAAATCAAGATAAATTATGAACTAAAATTTCTAAAGAAGAAGGACATCCAACATGAGTTTTTTTAGTAGTTTTTGAATAAAGAGTAGGAAACCCTTTAATATTTTTTAATTCGTGTTTATAATTAGCATAATCTCTGTATTCAATTTTATGATCTTTTAATAATTCTTTTAATTTATCACAGAAATGACAACCTTTAGCAATATAAGCAATTATATCTAAAGATTCAATAATAGAAGTTAAATCTGATTTTTTATTAAAATTAATTTTTAATTTATCGAATAAAACATGTATAGGGAAATAACCAGTGACAGTAATGGAATGGGTTTCGGAATAGAAAAAAGGAGTAGCATAACCACCTAAATTAGTCATTTTTTGTTCAATATGAGGTAAAGAAATATCTAATACTTCAAAAATAGAAGAAAAATCATTACCCAAATAATTTTTATATTCATTTAAAGCTTTTTGACAAAAACTACAATGAGGAGAAATAAACATTAAAACTTTAGATGATTTATAACCTTCACTAATTAAAGGTTGAGGAGTAACACAAGAATCTAAAGAAATAATTTCTTTTTTAATAAAAGGACGAATATATCTATTATCAGGACATCTAGCAATAAAATAATCAGGTTCTTTATTAGAACCATAAGCAGATTTAACATTATAATAACCAACTTGTTCTTTATCATGAGATAAAACATCATAACCAAAAGGATTTCCTTGTTCCATAATAGTGGGATATTTCATCATAGGAACAGTGGGAGGTAATTTTTGAGCAAAAATTTTATTATATAGAGAGGAAGAACCATATTCCGAATTAGAAGAAGTTAAATTATTATTATATTCAGAACTATACATATTTTTTTTATATGATTAAATATAATTTTTTTTTTTTTAATATTTT